GGTAGAATTTATCTCTATGAAAGAGCTGATTATGGCGATACAGGAGTTGATTTTATCGTACTGGTTCCGAGAGGATTGCAGTATAATGAATTTGAAATGAAATACTTAATAGATTTTTATAAACTAGCTTCAAAACGCTATAAAATACAAGAATATTAACATGAATATAGTAAGATACAAACAAACAGGAGGCTTTCCGCTGGATACCAATAATTTGGATTTTCTGCAAAACTCTTTCCATATCCTTAACACGCTTGGGAATTTGGCTGGTGATATGGTAATTATTTCGGGGTGTGAAACAACAGGGAACACGGTAAGCAACGGAGTGGTCTATGTGAACAAAGAAGTATTGGAGTTCAGAGGCGGAAGTCTTTCGGCAAATGTCTTTATCAAAGAAGAGGCAGTATCAGGAACTTTTGAAGATGGTTCATTTAAACCCATTGAGATTACACGATATGTAACATTCGGAAGCTCTACACCCGAAAAAACTTTCGCGTGGGCAGATTTCAAAAGGTTTGACAATCTTGTAGAAAACGCCAAAAAAAACCTTGATTTTGAGAAAAGATTAAAGGCATTGGAAACTAAAAAATCGCCTATTCCTATTGGCTTAATTGCCATCTGGGGGAAACCAGCCAGCGAACCTATACCAGAGGGCTGGAAAGAGTGTACCGACCTTAGGGGAAGAATGCCTCTGGGCTGGAATCCAGACGATGCTGATTTTAGCGAATTGCTTAAAAATGATGGAGAAAAAACTCATACCTTGACCATTGCAGAAATGCCTGCTCATAGTCACAAAGTCCCTTTATTTGCAAGAGGTTCTGCTAGTGGCAATGCAGACGGGCATCCTGATGATTGGATTGATGACAGAAGAACTGTGGATTCTTTTAGTGTAGGTGGCAACCAGCCTCACAACAATATGCCTCCATACAGAATTATTAAGTTCATTGAGTTTATAGGATTTAATTAAAATTTAAGATTATGGCACAAACAGCGATAAATACAATAAAACAGTGGTTTAAAACAGGCTCTAAGCCTACACAGGAGCAGTTTTGGAGCTGGATGGATTCATACCTGCATAAGGATGAAATGATATCACAGAACAAAATCCAAGACCTTAACACAACACTTTCCAGCAAGGCGGATGCTGACCAGTTAGCCAATAAGGCTAATGCAGATGCTACAGGACTAACACAGGAAAATATTACTGCTTGGAACACTAAATTAAAAACACTCTCCGATGCGCCGAGTGATGATAAACAATACGCTCGGAAAAACGGAGTATGGGAGGTAATAACTATAAGCGGAGGTGGTGGAAACACAGGACCTACCTATGATAAGAATGGTGTGTTTTACCTTAATGGATTACTGAGATTAAACACTGTATACGCAACAGAACTTGGCAGCACAGCTGGGACTAAAGCTCTTGTGATGAAACAAGACGGCTCGGTGCATACCGTACCTATCTCAGCATTAGGCGGAAGCACAGGTATTACCCCTGTCCCTGCTCCAAGTGCAAAAAATAAGCTAGCAGGTAAAAAAATATCATTTATCGGAGATTCCATTACTTCGTTTGGCGATGGGACGCCTGAATATAATTCAGCAACAGGCTATACCTATGATGATGTATGGTCTGGGCTGGTTCTCAAACTAACAGGCGGATTGTTAGGTACATTGGATGGTGTAGCAGGGTCAACGGTACAAGGTTCAACCTATGATGCCTTTGCATTTAGGCGAAGTAAATCAGTAGCACAAGACAGTGATTATATCTTCATATTCATGGGAGCCAATGACCAGCGTCTTAACCGTAATTTGGGGACAATTAAACCTAAGGGAACTCTTGGAGATATTACAGATGCAAGTAATCCGAATCTTAATGAATTTACAGGAGCGTATCAATTAGCGCTGGAAAGCATGCTAAATCATTATCAGAAGACTCAGATAGTGCTGATGACTCCGCTTAAGGCTTTTAATAAAGATAACACAGGTGATTTAAACCCCAATTCTGATGCGTTTGCCGAAAGAGTAATAGAATTAGCCAAACTCTATGGTATAAGATATATTGATATGAGAGAGATCGGAATCACTGGTTATAATCATAAACTCTACTATTACGATGGCTTACATCCCAATAAGAAAGGACATATGCTGATTGCGGAATATGTAGTAGGAAGAATGGTGGAGTTTGGAGTTGTAGATGGTTCAGGTGGAGGAGGTGCAACAACAATAGATGCTTATACCAAATCTCAAACAGATGAAAAAATCAACAATATTATCATTGGTGGGGCAAATTTACTTAAAAACACTGCTCTCCCTAAATTTGCTCCAAACACTCCTGGTGAAGGAGGTAAGAATGGAACAGGTAATCCTGTGACAATGAGTGATAATACAGGGTATTTTGTAAGGCACACCCCAGATGAGGATAAGGTAGTGGCTACATATGGGATGTTTCTCGCAGGAAGCAATTTAGGTAGCCACACAAGGAGTATGGATTTTAGACATTTTCATACAGAAAACATTACAATTTGGGGACAAAGTATTCCTCCTAATATATGGGTGAGAATAAAGCAAGAAAATTTTACCAGTACTAATGGATGGAGTACTTTTACTTGCGACACAGCAGGTGTAGCTATTGATGTGAGAAATTACAAGATAGAATTAGGAAGTAAAGCCACAGACTGGACGCCTCACATATCCGAGTATAACCTTGGTGCTTCTCCTAATATGATAGACCAGGTATTCCCATGGACTATTGATGGTTTAGGAATTGTCGCTGAAGAAAATGGAGATAATGACAGGGCATTGTATAACCTTCCATACATTGACTTTATAGTTAATATCTTAGAATTTTATTTTGTTTTTACAGATGGTTCTACAAAGAGAGTTGATGGCCTTAAAGTAGCGAGATTATCGAGCGGTAAAAAAGGAATCGCTTTTAATGCTTCCATCGTAGAGGAAAAAACTCCTACAAAAATGTATTTAAAAGCACTGTTAAAATAAAAAGAATAAAACAAAAAATTATGATTATAGATTACTTAGAAGGAGATTATAAAACACTTATAACCACTTTGTTTGTGGTGTGTTTTACTTGGATTGTGGTTATTGTAGCAATGCTCATTGACCTTTATTTTGGTGTAAAAAAAGCTAAAGAATTAGGAGAAGCAACTAGTTCAGAGGGGTTCAGAAGAACCATCAACAAAGCAACCTATTATTTTGCTTTGATGGGCTTTGCTTTCTTGTTTGACATCTTTGATGTAGTAACGCCCTATTTCTTTCCACATCCGCTCGGAAGTGTACCGTTTGTGAGCATATTTGTAGCGCTTGGACTTGTATTTACCGAAGCAAAATCAGTTCGTGAAAAAGCCGAAGACAAAGCGCGAAGGCGAACTGATGAAAGTTTCAGAAAGATGCTCGAGCTTATGCAGAATAGAGAAGATGTAATGAGAGAAATAGCAGACCATCTCAAAAAAGAAAGACAGAAACAAGAAAAATAAAAATCCTTTGGAGGATAGGGATTAAAAAAATGTCCTCCGCTTTTTAAAAACTTTCTCAGGGTATTTTAAAAACAACAAGCACGAAGCTACGGAGGACAAAAAGTCTTCTGTGCTTCGTGCTTGTTGTTTACCCTGAGAGTTGCAAATATAAGAACTAATAACCATTAAAACCAATAACTATGAAAAACAAATATTATCAAATTTTAGAGAAAATTCTAAAAAAGGGCAAGGTTCAAGAGAATAAGAAAGGAAGTATCAAATATCTTTTAGATGAGCAGTTAAAACTATATCCATCGGATTTGTTGGAGATTTTTGAAGGTCATCAAATCGCAAGAAACAAATTAAAAACAGAGCTTCAACTCTTCCAGAACGGCGAAATATTGACCGAAAAATACCGAGAAGCAGGTATCAGCTGGTGGGATTACTGCGGGCCTATGCTGGTAAATTCTTACCCAACTTACTTTGAGCAGTTACCACCTCTCATTGCGAAAATCAACAAAGAAAAGCGCAACAGCAAGAACTATGTGCTGTTTTTGGGCAGGAACGATACAGAGACCAATCAACAGCCCTGCCTGTCTCTAATTCAGTTCCAGATAGACAGCGGAAAGCTGGTAATATCAGCGTTCCAGCGATGCCTCATTAGGGCTTCCTGCTGACCTTTACCACTTGTATTTAATCAGCCGGCAGATTGATTTACCTTTGAAATCCATCACGCTGACACTCGGTAATGTGCACATCTATGAGAACAATATAGACAGCACCAAGAGGCTGTTAAAAGGTGAAAAAGTATCGTTTGAATTGAATGTGTGATTAAGCTTACCTTAAACTATTAAGGTAATTACAGAACACAATACCTCAAAGTAATACATACAGATATAGTGATATTAATTTATATTGGACAATAAAAAAAGCTCTTTAAATCATCTTTAAGGAGTGTTTAAATTTTGTTATTTTTGACCGATTTTTTCCAGCTCAAAATAGGAAGCTATTGGTTAGATTTATTTATTTCTTCTTTAATAATTTCATCTTCTATATTAGTATGGAGTTTATGTAATTTTTGGAAGTTATAAATCTCATATAATAAAGAATTTAATACTAACGCAATAGACATAAGCATAACATCAATGGTTACAAATTTATATGTAACTCTCAAATAATCTTCATCCCAAATAAGGGCAACGGCTATTGCTATCGTAGCAATGGCAAAATCAAGCAATAACATATTGCGTATATGAGCAATTCCAGACCGGAGCGTTTTTCGTGTTTTATTATTTAGAATTTTTGAGAGGCTAAATGATACTAATAAACTCATAGAAATAGAAAAAACAATACCCAATACAGTGAATAGCGTTTGTAATACTGTTGCATTACCATACACTCCTATGATAGCTAATAACAAAGCTACTAATATTGCTACTATTATACGGAATATTAGTTTAACCATCTTGTTGTGTTCTTACTTCTCTTAGAAATAATTCCATTTCTTGCCTTAGTTGTTCTTCAACAATACGATTGGTAGCTATACACTCAATAGATACAGCTTTTTTAATCCTAACAGCTTCACCTGTATATCTGTTTCCATCTTTAGTGTTTATAATAATACCATTATCATTGGATACATTCGTAACAACGGCTTCCATTGTACGCTGATACATGTCTTGTGCCATATCTCTTGGTTTTCTTTTTAATTTAAGTGATAGTGTTGCCTCTATAATCTGGTTAGCACGTATTCTTTCAAAATTAATCCTATCTGAGCCCATTAAAAATTCAACTATACTATCTTTTAGATTTTCCAAATTAGTAGAAAATGATATTGAGGCATTTTCAGTTGGATTTCGAGGGACATTAGCTTCTCCTCCAACTAACTTAATACTTTCAATCTGATTGAGAGGTACGCCATCAGGTAATTTTGTAAGCTCTATTAGTTGAAACTGTCTTTCACCTCTTACATCCTCTAGTAACCAATTGATATATGTTTGTAAACGACTAATATTAGTATTACCAGACAGGCTAGTAACAAGATAATTATTATTTAATGCAAAATAAAAATGGTCCTTGTATTGATTTTGATTGGAATTACCAGCATTTATATCAGCCATTGTTATGGTTGATCTATTAAATAGTTCTTCATCCAATACACCTCCATTATCTGCAGGTATGATTCTAAGCATCATACCAAATATATAAGTATTGTTTGTTGCCCATATAAAATTAGCTAATAAATCCCTATCAGGATCTTCCGCATTAAGAGGCATTCTCCGTTGAGAAACTATTGGTTTAGATGTAAGAGCTTGCTGCAATAATTCTAAAATACCTGAGTGAGATTCAGTTAAATTAGGGTTTTCAATTCTAAACGCACGTAATTTAAATTTTTTAGGAGGTATTCGTGTCATAGCTACTTTATATAAGAAATTATGAACAAAATTAATCAAAAAAATCAAGACAACCAATTTTAGGGAGTTTATAAAACCAAATAAAAATTACAATTTTTCCAACCCAAAATAGAAAGCCATGCCCAAAAATTTCTTTACATTTGGTTTTGCCGATTATATAAGCAGTCCAAAATGGTGGTCTTGGGAAAGTGGAATTATATTTTTGTCTCTTTTCATTTTGTTTTATTTTTAATGATACAAAATTAGTTTTTTAACGAATACCAAATCACTGAAATCATTAAATTTGTAAAATTTTAAAATCAAAACAATGAATATCCTTACTCAAAAATTCAATACAAAATACGAAACAGCTCCTTTTCAGGAGATTAAAGAAGAAAACTATTTACCTGCTTTTCAGGAACTTATCACTCAATCAGAAAAAGAAATTGATGCAATAGCAAACAACCCTACCGAAGCCACTTTTGAAAACACCATAGAGGCGCTGGCGTATTCTGGCGAACAGCTGGAAAGAGTTTCTAGCATTTTTTTCAATCTAAATTCTGCTGAAACCAATGATGAAATTCAGAAAATAGCACAAGAAGTTTCGCCTATTTTGACGGAATTTTCATCTAAAATTTCTCAAAACGAAAAACTTTTCCAAAGAATAAAAAAGGTTTTTGATGAAAAGGAAAATCTTAACCTAAACGAAGAGCAGAAAACCCTGCTAAGCGAGACTTACAAAGGTTTTGTCCGAAATGGTGCCCTGCTAAACGAGGAAAATAAAAAGAAATTAGAAAAAATAGATATTGATT